TCATGCTGCCTCCCGCAGGCCATCTAGGAACAGGGCTTTTTCAGCGGCGCGTCGCTTGACCAGCCCCGGGAGCTTCTCGTTGCCCGCGTACACCCAACGGTCGAACTGCTCTGCCGCAGCCTTCATGCTGCCCTTGTTGATCAGGATAAGCATCGTCGATTCGGCCAGACGTCGCTCTCCCAGGTTGAACGTGAACGACACGAGCGCATCGAACTGCTCTTGTGTCAGCGGCACGCGCACGAGCGATGCAACCGCAGCCTCTGCGTCTTCAAGATCCTGGGACAGCCAGATGTCGGCTTGCTGTTGCGAGCATCGGTCGCCCATCTTGACGCCGCGGGTATGGCCTACACCAATGGTCGGAATCCCAGCGGGGCAGCGGTAGGCCTGCAGGAAGCAGCCCTCAAACTGCCGTATCAGCGCACGACATGCGCCGGATGCTTTCATGTCGGCGGTTTCCATCAGATGGCATCCTTCACGGCTTTTACGACCTGTGCACCGTCAGCGATGATCTCGGTAATGTCCGCGTCGCGTTTCTTGTCGATGTATGCGAAGAGTGCACGCACAATCAGCCAAGAGGGCAGGCCGCACGCGAAACACACGCCAATCAGGCCCATCAGGCCGATCGTGCTTTCGGCCCACTGTTGCCAGCCCATGTACTGGACCAAGGCCGCGCCGCCGCAGATGGAACCGATGATTGTGGTGATCAGGGCGACGTGCCATTCCTGATCCGTTTTCGGCTTGGTCATGGTCATGACGACGTAGGTAGCCAGGCCAGCGCCGATGCCGCTCACTCCGGCCAGGCCGCCGAGCAACTTCCAGCCTGCTACGCCGGCCGCAGTGCCGGAAATTGGTTCGCTCATGTCTTGGACTTTCATGGTTGTGTTGTTGGTTAGATTGCTGAAATGATGAAGGCCAGCAGTTCCTCGTAGCGGACCCCGTAGCGGTCGCCAGCTATGGCTGCCTCGCGGATGACGTTGCCATCCGCGTCTGTCATGGCCGGCTCGGCTTCCCACTCGTCGTAGCAAAGCATTCCGTAATCCTCGGCGACCAAGCCTTCGGCCTCGAACGCCGCCTTCACGTCCTGCGCGATGATGCCGACGTGCATGCGGGCTGCAGATCCTTTCAAGGCGACAGCATCGTTGAACTTGAACGCGCGAATGAGCGACTTCAGGCGCATTGCCACCGCGCGCTCAGCGTCCGAGAGCGCTCGTATCTCCTGCTTCGAGCGCGCGTCGGATGTGTTGATGCTGCCCGTGCCGGCGTAGACAGTGCTCCATCGATAAGAGGCACGGCCCAGTACCTTTAGGTTGTCATCGCCAGGCGAGAAGCCGGACGTGCCGGATTCCCATAGAGAGGCCGTCATGCCGTTGATCGCAGCATTCAGGTAGTTCCAGCCGGCGCTCGATTGCGGGACAGAATAGAGCGTGACCATGTTGCTTGCGCTGTCAACCAAGTCAATGCCTGGGCTGGTGCTGCCCTTAATCGTCGGGCGCTTGGCGCCGCCGTTTTGCAAGTTGATCTCCCAGCGTCCACCGCCTGGAAGCCAGCGGGTGTAATCTCCGAGATCGTCAATCAGCACATCACTGGTTTCCAGTGTGTCGGTACCGCCCGTGACGAAGGAGCCGATAAACTTCGTGTAGCTGGCGTTGCTGCGCACGTGACGGTTTATAGTGTTGCCTTCCCAGTAGCAGCCGACGAGAGTGTTTGCGGTGGCACCGCGCGTGCCGCTCGAGCCGACATCGAAGGCTTCGGACAAACCTTCGAAGGTATGTCCGTACAAGCGATTGCCGGTGCCTCGCAGCCGCATGCCAGTGCCGCTGCCCGGGCCAGACGTGCGCCCGCCGAACCACGTCCACGTCGTAATCTGCTCTTTACCGGCGTCCGTGTCGCCCAGATCCCAGCCAAGGCCACCAGTGCCATCGCCTTCGTTGAAGACGTCGTAAAACGTGTTGTACCACTGCGACGGGCCGCCACTGCCAGCAGGTGTAGCACCTTTCATTCGGACCGCAGTCACGTTTCCTTTGAAGCCGAACGCCAGATTTCGGAACGTGCAGCGGGTAAAGCCAGTCATGTCCCACAACACAGTACTTGCGTTGAACGCTACAGCCGGATTCGGAACGAGACTGTATTCAGCGTCCTCAATCCAACCCACGGTATCAGCCGACAATTGGCTTGTCGCGGCCGCCGACTTGAATCCAATGCCGCCCGATTGCGACATCAGCAGCAGCGTGCGATACCGCCCTTGGCCTCGAAGGCTGACGCCATTCGCGCGGGTAAGGGTAGTGAAGCGGATCGCGCCGTACGGCAGCTCCACAACCGCGCCGCCACGACCAAACCCGTTCGCGACTCCGTAGAGACTCGCAGCATGGTCGTGCGCAGCCTGAAGTGCGGCAGTGCAGTCGAGCGCACCAGCGCCGCTCATTACGTCCGCACGCTGGGCGTCAGAAAGGAAGTCCCACAGATGAACTGTCAGGCGCAAGCGGTCTTGCGTCCACCCCTTGACTGCGCCGACACCAGCCTGGAGGAAGCCGATCAGGGATGAGCCGATCGACGAAGCGAGATTTGCGATGAAGTTAAGGACGATTGTCGAGATGCTGAAATCGTCAGACGTGGGCGCGTAGAACACCTCGCGCCCTTTCGAGTCGATCACGGTTTCAGAATAGGAAACGCCGCAGAACACGTTCGCTGGCGCGTCGGAATCGTTGACGATGTAGCCGTTGATGGTGCGCAGCGGCTGAGAAGCTGGGAGCGTTCCAGATGCGTCCCAATATACGGTGATCGGGTGCGTGATCGGGTCCATACCAGCGACGCCAAAGTAGACGGAGCCGTTGTTCAGTGGCTTGCCGTCGAGGCCCGTGTATGTTTTGAATGGTTGTTCGACTGGGAGCATGTAGGCCTCTTAGTTTTGAGAGTCTTGGGCGTCGGCCAGCGCGGGGACCGGCATCGGGGATTGTTTTTGCGGAATGGGCTGACGCTCAGCACGCTCCTGCAGAGCGGCGGCGATCGCGCGCGCGTAATTGGCCTCCTGCGCGGTGTTGGGCTTCGTGCTCGAGAGCTTCAGCAGTAGGTTGCGAACTGGGGCTGACTCGTAGAGACGTGCCAGGCCGCCTGCAGTAGCTGCAGATGCAATGGTTTTGGCAGCATCAGTGGCGGCAGCGATGCCTATCCCGTACGGCAACAGCGTCGCACCGGTTGTCGTCGGCGCGACCGCAGCATCCTGCGCACGCCGTGTGACGCGCAGCAGACGGATCAGGCCTTGAATCGAATCCCGCTCCGGTCCATTGAAGAAGATGTCGATCTTTTTGCCGTGCTTAGCTAGTTCAGCACCGAAAGCGTTTGGATTGACGACGCCATCACGTGTAGCCTTCGTCGCGGCATCATTGATGAGCGCCGAGCGAACTTGTGCGCGGCCAGAGGTGCCCAGCGAGTTATAGAGAATCTGGTTTTCGCTTGGCTTGTTCGAATAGATCAGGTTCCGGACGTTCTCCGGAGTGATGTCGCCCTTATCCAGTACGCCCTTGAGTCGAGACGCCCTCAAGAGTTGCGACTGGTCTCCATAGACCTGATTCGCGCGCTGCAGCTTGTCGAACTTGTCCGAGGTCAGGTTCGCCGCCGCGAAGTCATCCATGTCCGACTTCATGGCGTTGTAGACCTGCGTAACCAGCCGCTTTGCATTGCTCGGCAACTGGCTGCGGCCAGCCGCATCAACTGAATCCATGAGCTCACGCACGGCAGTTCGTGACTGGCGCAAAGTAGAAAAGCTCTGCCCCCCGCTTTCGAGCGCATTCTTGAGGTCTGTCAGATCCTGAATATGCCCCGCTGCGCCTGGGTTGAATGTGTTTGGCTTGGATAGTTCAACGACCGCGTTGTCGATGGCCTGCAGCGATTTGACTGGTTCAACCGGACCAGCTGCATCAAGTTCCTGGCCTGTCTTGTCGATTACGTTGCCGGCAGCGCGCTTAATCGTGCCCACCTTGCCCTTGATGCTGGAAACGATGCCCTCATAGCTGGGCGTGCCGTATTTCTCGGCCAGGTTCGATACTGCAGCCTGCCGTGCCTCCTGCTGTGCCTCGCGCACACCCGCAGTGCCAGCAACCGGGATACGTTCGCCGACTGCCTGCGCTTGCTTCCCCATGAATGTCTTAGGGGGCAACACGTCGGACGTCAGCACGGGAACATCGGCCGCCTGACCTGCATCTAGGATGGCTTGCTGCTCGGGTGAAATGCCGGCATTACGCATTGCCATTACCTTGGCAGCACCCGAGACCGCAGCAGGAACCGCTACGCCAGCAGCGAGCGCAGCGGCAAGCTGCGCACCAGGACCACCACCGCTTTCGGCTACCGATTGGCTTGCCCCGCCTGCAGCACCACCAGAGGCAATCTGCATGGCGGGCTGTGCAGCTAGTTGCTGCGCCACCGCTTGCGTTGTCCCGGTAGTTGCGTTCGCAACTCCACCGGCCGCCGCAGCGCCAGCACCGGCGCCGGCTATGCCTCGTGCGATCGCGCCGACGACGCGCTCGGTCGGAGTCTCAGGCTGAGGCAGACCGAGTGCATTTGCCGCGTGCTGACCAATCTTCGACAGCGTGACGGGGTCATACTCCTTGCCAGTTACAGCGCGCACCGCACCGCCAATCGCATTGATAAAGGGGTCCGTCAGCATGCCGGCGCCGTTGGCTACGCCCTCGATACCATAACGAGCGGTAAGCCCAACTTGACGCCCGAGATCTTCCAAGATGCCGCGCTTCTCCGCCGCATGAGCCGGCTGCGGATCGCGAATGAGGTTGCCGTTGACGTCGACGCGCGGAATGCTCGGGTCGATCTCGTTGTTCGGCGTGCCGTACTTTGCCCACGGACCGTCCTCCGGCGCATTGGCCATGGCCGGCGTTGCTTGGTACTTCTCCCAAGGACCGGCCATTACAGCTTCTCCCAGCTGGATTTTTGCGATGGATCACCGCCCCTGAAGCGGTAGCCTCCGTCAACAGTGCCAATCGCCGGGCCCGATGATGCGGCAGGCGTGCGAGCGCCGCCGTGCTGCGCGCGGAGCGTCTGCGCCTGCGGCGACAGGAACCGCTCGAAGTCATTCCGGTTGGAGCCTTGCTGATATTGACGCTCAAGACCACCGAGCTGGCCTACCATGAGTTCCTTGTAGGTATTGATCGCGCCCTTCAGTTGTGCCGGACTGTTCGCGGCATCGATTACTTTGGCAGCCTCTTCTCGGTCGTGTACGCCGCCTCCGGCGCCGACGATTGCCTTTACGATCTCGTCGCCAACGATCTTCTTGGCGGCATTGAAATTGGTCGGCGCCGGATTGCCGGTTTGCGTAGCGAAGTAGTTGCCGATGCGGTTGACGGCCTGCGTATCCTTGTTGCCGAGGGCATCTGCGAGGTTGCCCAGTGTGTCCAGGTGCGAAATGCCGACGTTGAACGAGCGAACCGCAGAAGCGGATTTCCCTGACGTGAAGTCCTGCAGCACGCGCTGCTGCTGCTTTACATTCAGCTGGTTTTGTCGCTGATCGGTGCCGTCGACGCCGGCAGCAAGTTCGGCGGCGCGGTTGAGGATCTTCGTACGGCCTGCAGATGCGGCAGCGCCCATCCCCATCGGCGGCAATGTCCCATCGAGGTTGTAGCGCTTGGCTGCGTTGTCGATGGCCTCGGGCGTGAAGTCGGCCGCATCGCCGCCACTGTTCTCGCGATCGGCGATCATTTTCTGGACACCGATCTGCATGGCATTGTTCATGCCGGTAGTGCGGATAGACGTCGCATTGTTGGCTAGTGTGTTCGCGTCAGGCGTCAGATACTTCTGTTGGTCCTCCGGCTTGACACCGCTCGTCATTAGCGAGTTGAGAAAGTCCGGCAGCTTGGCTGGGTCGGCAGGGACGGTCGACTTCAGCGTTGCCAGGTCTTCAGGAGCAATACGGCCTGCCTTCGCCTCGGACTGCAGGAAGGCTTGCACCTGCTCAGGAGACTTGACTACCTTAGCGAGCGCGCCGGCTTTCTGTGCAGTGATCTGCTGGCCTTTGAGAACGTTGTCGGCCTGCTTTCCAGCGACGGTAGCCTCGGTGTCGGCCACCTTCCCGGGCGTCTCGGACAGCGTGCCGAACGTCTGCGCGAAGGTCTTGGGATCGCTGATGTGCGACAGCGTGAAACCGAGTGCGGCCTGCGCTTGCTTCGGATCGGAGTCGAGCAGTTGCAGCGCATTGTCGTAATGCGACGTGTCGAGGCCGGAATTCTTACGCGCGTTGATCTGCGCTTGCACCACGCCCTTGGCAGCATCAGTATTCCCGGCTAGGAGGGCGGAATAGGCTTGCGACATCGTGTCGCCTTCGCTCTTCTGGTCTGCAGCGCTCATACCGTCCCAGGCCTGCTTCACAGCTTCACGCTGCGCCGGATAGCGGAGCGCGAGCGAGGAAAACGCCTGCGGGGTTGGGTTCGCCATTGCATCTTGGACGTCCTGCGCGTATTGCTGCGCCTGTTGCTGGGCGAGCTGTCGCGCCTCTTGCTGCTGCTGGAGTCCGCCAAGTGCCGCGCCGGCCTGCAGGCCGCTAAGAAATCGCTGGCCGATGTCGATCTGAGGGAATGCGCCGGAGTAGTCGATCGGACCCATCAAAATACCCCTGCTTTCTTGGCGCCAGTAATCGCGCCTGCTACGTTCATCAGGTCACCGAACGTGTTGTGTACCATGGCGCCTTGCGAGATTTGACCGCCAGCCGTCGCTGCCCCTTGTTGCTGCAACAGGTTTGCGATGTTTGCGCCGGTCTGCATGCCAGCGTTACCGACGCCGGCTGCGGCGTTCTGGCCGACGGAGGTAAGGCCGCCGAGGTTGCTGTACTGCTGCTGGATCAGTTGGGAGAGCAGCTGAGGCGAGAATTGTGCAAGCGCGGCCTGCGTGTTCCCGCCGCGCAGGCCACCAGTAGCCGATGCATTCGCGAGGATGGCATTCGTGCCTTGCTGCTGCAGCGCCTGGAACTGGGGCGATGTCTGGATTCCGTTGATGGCCGTCTGTTGCGCGCCGGCGCCGTTCAGGCCGAGCAGGTTCTGCTGCGCTGCCAAAGCGCCCGTACCTGCATTGGAATACGGCGCCAATGCCTGTTGCAGGGCGTCGAATTGTCGGCGTTGTTCGTCGATGCCGGCTTGTGCGGCTGCAGCCTGCGTGCCAGCCGCGCTTTGCGCCGCATCGGCGGCTTGGTTGGCGCCAGTGATGCCACCGACTACTTTGCCGATAGCGTTACCGATGAAGGACATTAGGTATTCTCCCAATCGTTGCGGGTCATGCCCAGGATGTGGACGCCGAGCAGATGACCGTTCTGACGGCATGCGTCGCGGCGGATACCCTCGAACTGGAACCCCAGCTTCAGGCAGTAGTTGCGCGCGGCCGTCAGGCCCTCGATCACGTATGCGGTGACGCGCTGAATCGCTGGATTGGCGAAGGCTTGTGCGAGGCACAGCCGGCCCAAGTCACGGGAGTGCTTGAGCGCGCGCCGGGTAAGCAGGGCGTGAACGTCGACTTCGACGAAGCCTGATTCGATGATCATGAAAGCGCCGACCAGATCGCCATCGACACGCGCGCCGAGGTAATGCACGTGCGGATGCTCGATCGGCGCAGCAGGCCGGTCGTCATGGCCCACGCGGGCGATGTAGGGATCGAGGAAGAGAGGCGCGATTGCGCCAGGATCGGACAGCGGTTGCAGCTCCAGCAGCGGCATCGGGTTCTCCCATGATTGGGGTCTCGGTGCGCCGCTGGCTGCGCGATCGGCTCAGCTATTGCTCAGAAAATCAGCAAGTGAACAGATTATAGAAAGTTCCTATTGGAAATTGCAAACAGGATAGAAAGGATTCATTTAGGAGTACAACATGCCGCCCATTTCATGCATCGTGACTACGCTTGCGGTGCCTGCGAAGCCGCGCAAGGTGTCGCCGGCGGCCATGGTTGGAATGTCGACGTCGACGTAGCTGTTGGCTGGAATGCTCTGCGTGCTCATGCAGCAGTTAGCAGCCGCCGAGGCCGTCGCGGAAGGTGCCGCGTAGAGCGTGACTGGCACGGCCGCCGCTGACGTGTTCGTCAGGCGAACACGGCCGTTCTTGAGTACCGCCGTTGGCTGCTCGGCCGCGGTCGGCATCGTGAACAGGACGCCTACAGCGTTCGGCAGCTGAACCGGCGTAAAGAGTTGGGAGATGGTCAGTGCCATGATTACCTCTTGAGTTGGTAGGATTGAAGGTCGGCGATCTGCCGGCGCAACTGGTCGATGTCTGAGCCTCGGCGCAAAGCCATTACCTGCATTTCGAGGTCCGCGATGCGTCGGCCCAAGGCGGCGATTTGGGCACGGCTGTCGCGCTCCGTCAGCACGCGAGACGTCAACGCCTCCAGCAGCGGCCGCAGGACGTCGGAATTCGTGCGCGCGATCGCTGCAAGAATGCGCGCCTCATCGGCAGTCAGTTGCGCCGCAGCGGTTGCATTCGGTAGATCGGTATCGACGGACGTGTTCAGCTGCTCGAACGCCGGGATGTACCGCTGCGGCAGAAACTTCGCCAGGACATTGCGATCGAATTTAGGCATTCAATGGCTCCAGCTGCGCTTCAAGGCGCGCGATAGCAATGTGTGCATCACTCGTGCCGCGGAACTTCTGGATGCGCCAGTTCTGCATGCTTCCCTGGCCGAGCCAGACGAGACGCTTAGTGCGCTGACCCTGGCGCCCGGCCTTGATTGCCCGGTCCTGGCTCCAGGTCACACCATCATTCGAGTGCGATGTCCATATGACGGGATCGGCGCCGAGCGGAACACGGCCGGGCAAGCCAACCAATTCCAGTTGATGGAAGATTGCGCCGTTGCCCTCGTTGTAGATGATCGTCGTACCGAACTCCCAGCCGATGACTTGGCCGTAATGCGTCGAGATCGATTCGTCCAACTTCCCCAGCGCGTTTGACGTCGGATCACCGCACAGCCAGCTGTCGTAGCACCACACGAAGTTGCGCGCACGGTATTCGGATGGCGTCATGAGGCCAGAGTCGACGGTGAACCACACAGGTTCGCCCAGCACTGCAGATGCGGCGCCGTCATAGACCAACGTGCGATCAGGCAGATGCAGGTAGAGCAGCTGATGATTTTTCGTGACGCGGCTTTCGAGAACCGACGCGGACAACTGCGTCTCGGTGTACTCGAGCAGAAGCGTGTCGATTTCGCCAGTGGACAGCTTCTGTGTCTCGGCATTCAGACCGGCCCATACTGCAGGAGGTTCGCCGCGTGCGCCGCCGACGAACGCAATCTGCGCGCCGTACTCGGTGATGCAGTGCGTACCGATGGCCCCGCGGTTGATCTGCGCGCCTTCGTTGCGCCGGAACGGAAAGCCGTCGCCGCCGACGTTTTCCATCAGCTCGATCGTGTACCGGTTGATCGCGTAGATTTCGCCGGCACGTGCCTTGAACATGCCCTTGATCGGATCAGGATCGGCTTCGCTGCTGCCATAGTGCAGCGGGTTCACGGACATCGGATCGTTCAGATCAGTTACGACAAGCGATATGCCGTCCGTAGTCATGAAATAGCCGTCGATCCACAGGACGTCCAGCACCGTCCCAAGATCGCTATCCGTGACCTGCGTGAGAATCGTGCCATCCCAATAGTAGAGCGAGCCTCCGGACGCGATCGCGAGTCGGTCGAACGAGTAGTCGAGGCTCACCTGTCCGGCGCCGCCAACGTCGCCCAGCACCGTCACGGCGCCAGACGCCGCGACCTGAACAAGCTTCGTGCCCATGACGCGATAGTGCACTCCGTTCCACACCTCCGCGCCGCGGTCAACGCCTGGGCCCGTACCGATCTGCAGGATGCCATCGGCCGGACGCAGGTAGCCCGCACTGATGCCTTGGGCGCGCGGCACAGGGATCATGTTGCGCGGATACGAGGTCCGGTAATCCGGGCCCTCGTCTGTCGTGATACCAGAGAGGATCGGCACCTGCATGGCTTAGAAGCCCTCGCCGTTGATCACGTGCAGTGTGGTGCCAACCGCCGAGATGTGGGACAGCTGATTGTCGTCCTGGGCCTTGGTGATGACGACTTGCGCGCCGGCTGGGACCGGATAGTCTGCGGTCGATGCATTTGCCACGCTTTGTCCTACGCGCACGTAACAGACGTTTGCGCCCAAGTTCGTCAGGATCAGTTGTTTGCTGCCGGTCTTCAGTGTTGCCGTGGCAGCGGCGGCGGCAGGAGATAGGACTTGGCCGGTGCCGTAACCGGGTTGCACGGGTGCTTTGATGGTCATGATGTGTCCTTAGGTCAGAAGCAGCGCCACGGCTTATTGCCGGCGCCAATGCGCGGCAGGCCGGAGCACTGGCCGCTGGTTGGGGAAACGGCAGCGCCGAGCAGGGTGTTGTAGCCGCGCGTTGCAGTCGCGATCGTCTGCGGCGTCAAGGCCTTGCCTCGCCCAGCTGCCAGTTGCATGGCGAGATTCATGTAGACCGGGCGATTCGCGCTGTCGGGAATGCCGGAGTCGTCGTCGATATTCGAGACGTCGGGCGTCGCCGGCAGCGCATAGCCGATCGAGATACCAAGTCCTGACCATTCGGCCATCATCGAATCGAGCGTCAGCAGTGCGCTTTCGAGCGTGTCGGCGTCAAGGTCGAATACGATGTGCGCGAGAGCCAGTTCGCCGAACGCCGCTTCGATAAGCTGTTGCTTGGTCCACATGGCATCAGCCCTTCAACGCCGCTTCGACCTGCGCGGCAAGCTTGTCGGTCGGGATGTTCGACGGATACTGCAGCCCCATCTTGTCGGCCTTGCGTTTCAGCTCATCGCGCGTCGGTGGCGCATTGTCGGCCGCCTGCTGCAGCGTGGCCTCGTGCGCCGCCTTCGCTTCGGTCGTGGTCAGGTACCAGCCGGCGGCAAGCGTCCCCTCGATCTGGTCATCGTTGACGATGATGTGATCGAACTTGCCGCCATGGATGTCGTGCGGTCCCGGCGCCTTGTACAGCATGGTTTGATCGGTCATTGGTTCTCCTTTTTAGTGATGAATGACGTGCCTTGGATTCTTCGGAAGGCGGATAAAGAAGTCAGGCCCGGCGGGCGGCGTTCCGACGTAGCCGCCGGCAGCAAACGCTGCGTCGTCGAGAGTGCTGGACATGGATCCGGCTGGGTTCATGAGTGCCGATCCGCTTGCGCTCAGGCTGGAGCCGTCGAGCGTCGAGGCGAGTGCACCGCGGTTGGCTACCGTTCCACTCGCAGACATGGCCGCGCCGCCCAAGGTACTTGTGAGTAAGCCAAGCGCGATGACGTTGCCGGACGCGGACAGGGATGTACCGGTAAGCGTGGATGCGATCGATCCGGAAGGCGAATTCCCGACCGTGCCAGAGGCGGAGAGCGACGATCCGTCCAACGTCGAGGAGAACGATCCTGCATTGATCGCTTGCCCTGATGCCGAGAGAGTGATGCCATCCAGAGTCGATAGCAGCGACCCCGTGACGCCCGGGGCTGCTGATGCAACGGACCACAAGCGGCGAGCGACCGGCTTGAAAATCTGCCAGGGGTTCTCCGTGAGCGTGCGCATCTCCGCATCGGATAGCGCCCGATTGAAGATCATCGAAATAGGCATTGCGCCGTTGTAGGCCTGCCCCTGCGATCGAGCGTCGCCGCCGATAGACGCTTTCGTGACGGCCAGCGTACCCGTATTGGTCGTCGATGTTGCGATCTTGACGCCGTTCAGGAATACCGATTTTTCGTCAGTCCCGGACCGCCACACGCCGCCGACCGTACGCAACGGGCCAAGCGTAGGCGCCACACCCGGACTGATCTGCACATCGCCGGAACTGCTGCGCGAGAACAGCATGTAACCGGCGGTGGCCGACACGCGCTGTTGCAGCATGACGAGGTTCGATCCGTTCGACACTGACAACAGGATCGCGTCCGACGCGACGGAACCAGGCTTACACGCGGCCAGCAGCGTAAATTCAGTCGGTGACGCGCCGACGATCGTTCCGGCGATGTTGATCTGGTTGTTCGCGTTGAAAAACGTCGTCCATCCGCCCTCGTTGGCGACGGCGCCGATGTCCGTTCCAACAAAAGTCCGCGCGGCCGAACGCCACGCTTCGGCGACGTAGAAGTATGCGTTCGGCCCCCATACCAACTGTAGCCCGCGCTCGATCCACTTCGGATCAATCGGCGTGCCGAGCGGCGGTTGCTGCGTGAATCGCGATTGTAGGAGCAGCGATGCCATTGGGTTAGGTCAGGTCGCCCGTGATGTCCAGCGTGTACAGGTCGTTGCCACTACTCGCAAACGCGGCACCACTGTCGTTCTTCGCGATCAGCTTTGTTGCGTAGGGCAGAACGCCACCCAACACCGTGGCGAGCGAGTAGATCTTGCGCTGCTGCCCGGCAGCAGTATTCAGCGCAAGCGTGCCGACGAAAACGAGGTCTGACTCGTCGGTTGTGGTCGTTCCGCTGGTTGGGCCGGTGCCGAAGTTCGTACCGTCGAGCGATGCCTGGGCGAACAGCACAGCCTGCTTGTTGCCGGCCGTCGTGCCCGGAGTAACGGTCAGTTCGACCAGGCAGTCGAGCGGCGCCTTGCCGCTGCTGTTATGCGTGAGGGTACCGAGTACGACGTAGGTACCACTGGCAAGGCTATTGAGCGCGGCCGCGGCACCGGATAGTTGCGTGCGCGTGCCCTGTGCAAGTTTCGCAGTCGTCATGGTCAGCTCGCAAACACGTCAACAGCGGCATTCACGGCGGTCTGCACGGCGGCGTCCGTTGCACCGATGATCGCGGCATATGTGGCGGCAGCATTCTGTGCGAGCACTGCCCACATCATCCGATTGCCCTCGGATTCGGGGTTCATGAATACGGCTTTTGCCCAGGCCAGCCGGTTGGTGTGGTTGGTGGTCGCCGATGCTTCAGTGCGCACAGCCTCAGCGGCGATGACGCACGCCACGCGCACTTTCTGGCGCAGGGTGTCGTTATTCGATGCGGTCAGCAGTTCAGCATAGGTAGCCATTATGGGTTCCCCTCGGTGAGAGCAGCGCTCGAGCACGACACTTGAACGCCCGACGTGATGCTCGTCGTGTTGAGGATGTAGTCTGCTGCCGACGTGCCCACGCTGCAGTCAGCGACGAATGCCCCAGTGGAGTCGACAAGGCGCCCCCAGGTTGCAGTGCCGGTTGCGCCGGCCGTCGCTGACGTGATTGCCGAAAAGGTCAACGTGCCGCCCGACGCCGAAGCGGCCGATGGATAAGACAACGTGAGCTGCGCCAGTAGGTTCGTGGCCGTGCCGCCAGTAGCTGGCCGCGTGCCGTCGTAGACGCGCAGGAAGCCAGCCGCGCCGCCGGCATCGATCGCCGTCTTGATCTGGTTCAGACGGTTGTTGCGCGTCGTGGTGTTGATGCCGAGCGTCATGCTTCACCTCCAAGTGATTCCTTGACGCGCGCACACCACGTCAGCGCAGCGTTGCGTGCCAGATCCTGTGAGTCAGCCGCGCCGCGTTGTTCGTTGACTGCGCCGTTGTCGGCGTAGACGCGAGCGAGCCACGACCATTTGCCGTTGGCGTCCGCTTCGTCGGCCGTGAAGTATTCGTGATGCACGCGGCGACCCGGAGCCAGCGTCGCATCGATCTTGATCGGGGCTGGCTCGGCGATTTCTTGCGCCTGCGGTCGGCCCGGTAGCATGTTCCTGAAGGTTCCGAGGATGCCCATGGTGATCCTAAAAAAACGACCCGCACGAGGCGGGCCGTAAAGCCCGGATGAACCGGACGGAGGAGAGAACGACGGATTAAGTCTGGCTGAACAGGACGATGCCTGCCATTTCCGGGTTGGTCATGCCGACGCCGAAGCGGGTATCGCAGCGGTACTTGTACTTCTTCGTGTTGATGTCGAAGAACTTGTACATGATCACGTCGATACCGAGTTCGGTCGTGGCGCGCATGTAGCCTGCGCCGGCGCCAGTCAGGTCTTCGTCGACACCGTTGCGGCCAGGGAGCAGTTCGATTGCACGCTCATCCCAGAACGGGGCGACGTTGCATGCGACCGTGTTCAGCCACGTGATTGCGGCACCGTTGGCCGGTGCTGCGGTCACGTTCTGGTATTCCTTCTCGGCCTGCGTGCCACCCGTTGCCGAGATGATCGGCGGCGAGATGGTGATGACGCCCGAGCCGCCCGCGCCGGACACGATGCCGGTGACGGTGAAGGTCTTCAACTGGCCGGTGTCTTGCTTGCTGATGTGGTGGACAGCGTTGACGCCTGCGACGGTGAAGCGATCGCCGACCTTGATCGTGCCCGAGGTGACAGTCACCGTCAGGCTCTGGTAGCGGTTGTCGACGTTCTGCTGTTCGCCCGTGGACGCCGTCGAGATGGCTTTTGGCGTGTAATACTGGTTCGCGCCGTTGACGGTCACGGTCGTACCGGCCGCAGCGGTCAGGCGGTACGTGTAGTCCGACTTGAACGTCTCGAAGCCCGACACCTGACCGACGTAGGCACGCTCGTAGGCCGAGTTCACCTTCGAGTTTGCCGAGGTTGCTGGCTTTGCCAGGGAGCTCGCCATCGAGTTGTAATCGCGAGCGTGCAGGGCGGCGATGCGGCGGGACATGTCGCCCACGAGGCCTTGCTCGATCATCAGCGAATCGGCTGCGGCCAGGTCGTCGAAGCCCGAGGCTGCGACCGTACGCTTGACGACCAGCGTGCCTTGCAGGGCTGCGACGTTGGCACATGCGACATTGATGTCGGTTGCCAGGCGCTGCATTGCGCTCTTGAGCTTGCGCTCGCGCTGCTGCGGATCGTTGAGGTCGTTGCTCGTCATCGTCCACGGCACGGACTTGTCGTAGCCCAGACCGATCGGGACGGAAAGTTGGGTGACGTCGGCGAACGAGCTCGAGATGTCGGTGCCGGCAGGGCCGTCCACGGACACGCTGACGTACGGAACAGGGCGCCAGAACGCGGTGCCTTGCGAGCGCTCCAGCACGACCGGGTCCATGTTGACCTTCGAGACGTTTTTGCCGAAGGTCAGCAGATCGTCGAAGCCGGCCAGCATTTCGTCGAACAATACGGTTTCTTGCTTATTGAATGCGGTTGCCAAGATGGCCTCCATCGAAAAGGGTTGAGAGAATTGCGGCCTGTGCCGCTTGCTACTTCGCTCATCCGTTTCCGGCCGGACGGGGGCCTTTCGAGGTACTACATCTGCCCGTAGGTGGGCGAATCCTTTGGTGGCGTCGTCTTACGCGGACGCCTCACGGCTGCTTATGCAGCGGCCTTGCTCCTGTTGCGCAGATACGCGGCAACCTTGGAGCGGTCACCCGTACGATCTGCCTCGGCCTGCAACTTGGCGAGCGTGTTGTCGACAGCGACAGCACCGCCCGCAGTCGTGCGCACCTTGGTTTCCGGTGCCGGCGGGGCCCTACGGGGTTGAACCTTCAATTGCGCCTCCAGTTTTGCAACCGCGAAGGCGAACTTCACGGGGTCCTTGATCGACGCCAGTTCCTTGGCCTTGGCCGGGTTGCTCCCCAGCGCGTAGACCACGAGTTCCGGCTTGTCGGCGCCGCTGACGATGACGGCCTGCTGCGTCTGACTCATCGTCTCGCGGACGACATGCTCAGCGCCGTCGAAGTCCTGTACCTTCAGCGCAGCGCCTGCCGTGCGGTAGGAATCGAGCTTCTTCTGCCATGCGGCCGAAGCGGCTTCCTGTTCCTCGCGTTCCTTGGCGATTTGCGCCTCGGCTTGCTTCTTACGCTCATTCCAGGCAACCAGCTTTTCGCCGTATGCCTCGGCGTCATAATCGCAGCTTTCCAAGGTCGGCTTCTCGCCCACCTCGATACGCTGCGGCTGCGCGGCCTGCTTGCCCGCGGCAACCTGCTGCTCAAGTTCTCGGATCCGCTTGGCCTTCTCGCGGTCCGACTTACGCAGTTCCTTCACCCACTGCGGCGCGGGCTTGCCTTCGATCTCGTCATCGTTAGCGGCCGGCGGCGTCTCGTCGCCAATCGTCACGATTACGCCATCGTCGGCGGACTGGTCGTCTCCTTCGCCGGCCGACTGCTCACTTTCGGGCATCTCACCCTGGGCTTGCTCGCCTTCCTGCTCTTGCGATTCGTCCAGTTGCTGGGTATCGACAGCGCTGCCACCGGCACCGCCGTTGCTTTCGTCACCTTGAAACTGCTCACGGTACGAACGCTGCTTCCACATCCAGCTTTTGTGCATTTGATTTCCCCTCGTTACTCACCGATAGGCCCGGTGGATGCCGATGAGCAAAATGATAGGCAGAAACTATCCTAGGTGCAATGAAGACGTAAAGTATTCAGATAGTGCGTCGTTTCTCGGGTTTATCGCGCCGCTCGCGCGGCCGTTTGACGGGCCGGCGGATCACTGATCGCCCCCTAGTGGCGGCTGGGTCGCCTGTTGCGCTGCAGCTTGTGCGGCCTGTTGCACCTCGTGCGCGAGCTGCGCCTGGGCCATCTGCTGGCCGTCCAGATGCTGCACGACTTCGAGCGTATGCGCCTGCTGTGCCTGCCCAATGCCGGCAATGGCTACCATTGCGTCGGCGCGCGTCTTCTCGGTCTGGGCAGTCGTGAGCTCGGTCTGCGCCTGAGACTTCTGCGCGTCGGCCGCGGCCTTCTGTGCAGAGGCAAGCAGGAACTGGCTTTGCGCGTCGGGCGGCTGGTTCGCTGCCTGCTGCTGCTCGACCATCAGTTCTTGCTTCTCGTCGTCGGTTGGCTGGATGACGCCCATACGCACCAGCTTGCCGCGGTAGTACGAGCGAATGTCGCTCATGCCTTCGCCTTCGAGGTTCATCAAGACCATCGACGTCAGCACAGTCATGGTTTCCGGGTCCTGCGTCATCTGCATGATGCCGGTCAGCTCGCGCACGAGTGCGGCCTTGCGACTCACCGACGATGGGCCCACGTCCGGGATGACGTCGAACTTCGCTTTGCTCAAGTCGTTCGCCAGGTAACGCTCGCCCGATTCCTTATCGATCATCGGCTTCATCAGCTCGACGGTGCCTGTTTGGTCAGCATGGTCGATCGTCTTCATGCGGCGCCCGGGCTCGTGCAGCAGCTCGGATGCCATCGACTGCCAGACGTGACCAACCTGCTTGATCATCTTCTTGAAGTTGTCGATGTAGATGAAGACCTGCATGTCAAGGCGCTGCTGGATCAGCTCGACCGCCTTCCCGGACTGGTTCGGCTCCAGTTGTTCGCCGGCCTGTTGGTTGCCGAGCATGTCCTCGAGCGCCTGGCCGGCCAATTGCGCCAGTGCCGCCATCGCCGGCGGCATGTTCGGCGCCTTGGTATAGCCCATTGGCGCGATGATCTGCTGCCCGGAGACCGTGTCGAGAATCGGGTTGATCAGCAGGTAGGGATACTTCTCGATCGCGTCTTGCGCCCACATCTCGGCATGACCGGCGATCTGTTCGGGCGTGAAGATTGGCTTTTCGATATCGAAGCGGCCAGCCATCTCGGCAAGCCAGGACTTGATCATGTTGTCCAGCACCTGAGCATCGCGCGCGAGGCGCACGTGACCCTGGCAGCGCTCGATACCGTCGACGAACCAGCGCTTGCCGTAGAACGGAACGATCGGGATGCACGTGCCGGCGATGTACCCTTCATCGGACAGGATGCGCGCGCCGTTCATGATGTACTTGTGCACCTTGCGCACCTTGCGACGCTTCTCGCGCACCTTCTGGAAGCCGCGGGCTTCGAGCTCAGCCTGCTTGCCTGGCTCTTCCTGCAACTCCTTGTCCGATACTTCCATCTCGTCTGGCTCGTCGTCGTTCAGGGCCAGACCGCGGAAGAAGTGCACGAGCTCCGACTTTTCCTCGACCTCGTACACCTCGGCGATCCACACGATATCCGGCGTGGTCCAGTCGAACTCCTGGCGCGTGATGAACTTCGGCATGCTGGCCGGGTCTTCGCCGTATTCGTTGGCGTAGTCATCGCGCGTCATCGAGGACAGCACGTAGCACCGCTTCGCATCTGCCTTGTCGTACCGCTTGCCGTCCAGGCTGAAGAACACACAGGTGTCGGCCTCGAAGATCGGCTCGATTGCGACGCGCTGGCGGGTGTCGTCATCGTCGAGCTCGTCCTCGTATCGGGCGCGCAGTCGGATCGCTCCCATGCCGCCGCTCGTGCCTTCCTCGAACGCGTTGTCGTAAGCCTCCTGGGCGCCGCTGTCCTGCTCGTCGGCGCGGAACAGGCCGTCGCACGTGTCGGCCAGCTCATCAGCCTGCGAACCGTCCTTCGGCACGAAGTCGACCGTGATCCGGTTATTGCGGTACTCGTTGATAATTCGCAACACTGCGAGGTGCGTCTTGTTGAACTCGAAGCGCGGCTTGTTGGCGAATTGCTCGCCGACCGGGCCTTCCCACTGCGCGCCCGGGATCGAGTAGAACCGGCGATCGCTAAGGCATTGGATGCGCGTATCCCGCGTCGCAGCCTGGATCGCGTCGAAGTCACGGAGGAAGAAGTCATGCTTCGCGCCCAAGCGCTCGGCGTTGCTGGGTCGGCTCATAGCTGGTGCCTCACAGAATGTATTTCCGATAGTCTACAGCTATGGGTTTCGGAGGGGAAATAGAATGGAAAGGATTGGCTTATCGGCGCCTAAACGGCGATGCTACCGGAATGGGCGAATGCCGTAGTCAATCACAGGCGCCGGCGCATTCCATACCTCAGGGCGCACGAACGAATCGCCCGTGTAGACCCACGGCCCAGGCAACTTGCGGTCAGCGAATGTCACTTGATCACCGATCGTCAGACGAGGCGCTATGACACGTGGCGGCGGCTTAACGCCGATCGCTTTGCGGCATTCTTCAAGCAGATCGGGGTCGATCATTGGTTTCATTCTCATCTTCTCCATGGTGATGCGGTGGGAATGGGCGAGGACGGGGCTTGCCGCTGCGCCGGCGCAGTCTGGACCGCAGCGATTGCGTCAAACATTGGGTCCAGTTGGTCATCGTGCACGCCGCCGGGGAACGACGCCGCCTCGGCGAGGAAGTCGGAGAGGTAGGGCGCATCCATCGGCAGCAGGACGTTACCGCTCTCAATGAACGGCGCCGCGTCGTATCCGCGCGACAGCTTGTCCTTGCTGCGCTGGACCGGAACGATAGCGATGCCCTCGCGGCGCAGCGTCTGGATTAGGCCAGTGCCGGATACCTTATCCTCGACCATCATCGCGCGGAGCGGGCTCGTCGTATCCGCCTTGTGCTTATGCCAGAACGCGCGCGCCTGGACGATCAGCTCAGGTGCCTCCCACTTGCCTCGGATCTGGTCGACCAGCACGGCCTCACCAGTGGTCGAACGGCCCCAGCACTGGAACACGCTGTAGTCGTTCTCCTCGCCGGTCTTCTGCGCCGTGTCGGCGTGGATCGTGCGGAACTCCAGGCGGGGCAGGGCGGTGTAGTAGCGGAACCATGCTTCCTTGAGGATGCCGCCGCCGCGCGGGGCAGGGCGTTGCTGCAGCTGGCCGGCCGTGCCGTACGAGCCAAGCACGCGCTCGAGCTCGGTTACTTGTTCCTCGCTGAACCGCTCGGGGAACATTAGTTCGCCTTCTTTCATGCGAGGATCAGTCCAGCCGATCGACGTCACGCAACGCCTGCCGGGCTCGAAGCGCATCGGAATGCACAGATGATCGTATGGCAGGTTCATGTCCTTGATGACGCCCGAGACGTCCTTCTCGTTCAGCCGCTGCATGACCACGACGATAGCGGACTGGTCGTTGTTCACGCGCGTTGGCAGCGTCTCGGTGAAGGCTAGGCGCGCCTCCTCGAGCGCAGCCGGCGAGTTCGCATTGTCCGCGCTAATCGGGTCGTCGAGGATCACGCGATCGCCGCGGACACCCGTCATCGACGTGAACGCGCGTGCCTGGCGGAATCCCTTCTTCGTGTTGCCAAACTCGCGCTTGCCGTTCAGGTCAGATGCCATCTCGATCGGCCACAGCTTCTGGAACCAGTCGGAGGTTATGAGGTCTCGGCACTTGCGGTTGTCGCGGATGGCGAGCGTTTCCTCGTGCGCGGTGCCTACGAAGCGCATCTCTGGCATTTCGCGCGGGCCCCATTCCCATGCCGGCCAGATGACGCCGGTTAGAAGCGACTTCATCGAGCCCGGCGGAACGTTCATCAGCAAGCGCTTGATCTGGCCGTTCGTGACCGCTTCCAGATGCAGGCAGATGGCATCGAGCGCCCATCCCCATTTCAGCTCTGCGGCCGGTTCGAGCACATGCCATGCGCGCTTGGCGAACTCGGCCAGGGAACGCCGGCATAGCTCGCGCTCGACGGCCAGCAGGTCAGCTTGGCTCAGCAGCATCTTTCGCTTTCATGATCTCCGCCAGCACGCCAGTAGGCAGGTTGGCAACATTCAGCGTCGACACAGTCTCAACCGGGCCGCCGTTCTCGCCGGTTACCTGCAACGGCAGGAGCTTCGGATAGATCGTGCCCCAAAACACGCGTTCATTCTGCGGCTCTTCCTGGGCCCATGCGACAAGACGATCAGCACCGCCCATGCGCTCTGCAGCCAGTGAGATTGCGTCCTTGGCCGTCTGGGTCAGCTTATTCGGCGTACCTTTGACCCGTCCGCCTGTTTTTTGCCCTTTTGCCATCGAAAGCCCTCTACTTTAGATTTCCTGCCCAAATTTCATTCGTCGCGGAGGCGCGGTTGTACCGAATATCGTTCAGGCTCAATTTTGCCACCAGTCAACCGTAGCCGAAAGTTTGATGCGCTTTCCCTCGGCGGTCATGAAGCCGGCCTCGACGTTCTGGCGACGCTGCTCGTCGACTGACATCTTGAGGAACGGGTTGTGATGCCAGTTCCCGTCGATGTCGAAGATGCCCCAGCAGGTTGCCAGGGCGCGGCGCTCGCGGGCCTCGTCGGTCATAGCCCAAGCGCACCGAAAATCGTGTTGGGCTTCTTGCGCTTGCTCTCGATGAGGTAGCGCACCTTGTTGCGTGTGATTACGCGCCGGCGGCGATCGGGGTCATTCATGGCCTCCCGATGCACCTGCTTGGCGGTTTTCGGCGTATAGACGGCGTCAGGCTTGTCTCCGGCGGCGTAGATCGGCGCAGGGTATCCACCGAATTGAGGCTCAAAGCGCTTGACGTGCACGCGCTTTGGCGTAGACGTCCTCAGCTCGTTGAGGTACCAGCGAGCACGAGCTGGCGCTAGGTCCAACGCATCGCCGAGGTCTTTCGCGGACATTGGCTTGCGCTGCAGAAGGTCGACCACGCGCTTAAGCGTTCGTTCCACGAGGTCTTTGCGACCCTGCAGGATCTGACGCGTCGGGATGTAGGTCGCATCCTTCTTATCGCCCGGGCTGTACTTCGGCGCGGGCCGACCGCCGTCCGGGTTGTACACGTGGCCGGAGATGTACACGAGTCGCGGCGAGGCATCCTTCATCGCCCTGAGATGGATGTTGATCCCGTCGCGCGTCAGATGCAGACGGTCGGCCAGCTGCTGCGCGGTCAGTGCTTCCTGTGCGATAGCGGCCAGGATGCGGCCGCGCTGGTATGCGGTGCGAGGGTCGGCCATTATGCAGCCTCCTTGTACACGTTGCCGGCCGCGAGGCGCTTGTAGATCGTGTTCATCGCCTCGGTGACTTCCCAGCGCTTGGCGATCTGCATTTGCTGATCATGGACCTGCAGGGCTCGCTCGACGTCACGGAGAGCGTCGCCGTCAAGGCGCCAGTTGCCGGCACGCTGGCTGCGCACTTGGGCCCGGAATAGGCCATCGAGGGCTTTAACGATGTCGGCTTCGTACTCGGCGCCGATGTCTTTCTCTGCCAGGATCAAGGCCACGTTCAGGGCGCAGGACACGCACGACCACGATTCCTCGTTGGCGTCACCAGCACGCAGGTTCTCGAAGGACAGCCAGTACGCCACGCCGAGATCCGTCACCTGATCGGATTTCAGCGTCGATGCGTTCTCGCCGCGGGCGTGGCACATGGCGATTGCGAGAAGGCCGCCGTGTTGCGCGACGGGCTTCGGGCGATACTTCTTGTTGCGGGGCTTCTTGGTGCTCATGCTGCCTCCTTCACGCACCAGTCGCAGGGAGTTCGGCTGCTTGGCGACTCGAACGTGTGCCGCGCTACGATGGATTCCGGCCAGTTGCCAAGTGTGAAGTCGTTGAAGGTCACGACAGGTGGCTCGGCCATCATGGCGACGTCACGATCTAGTACTCGCGGATAGGTAGTCACGAACTGCTCGAATTCGTCCCGGGTCACGGACTTCATGCCGTCTCCTTCAGTGCGCGCAGCTTGGCGCGGTAATGGGCCTTGATCGCCTGGATCTCGTCGACCATGAGCTTGGCCGGCGCGTGCTCCTGCTCGAGGAATGCGAGGCGCTCGGCGCCAATGCGTGCGATGAGGCCCAGCCGGTATTCGACGACGTTGCCGGCCTTGTGCTGATTGCAGGGTACACACTGCTTGTGGCAGTTGTCTTCGTGAAAGCGGAGCGCGGGCTGAGCACCGACGGAGCGGTAATGGCCGGCGTCGTAGGCGCCCTGGTGGAAGCGGCCGCAGCTGATGCAGGGCAGGGCGGCATCCCGTTCGCGGATCCAGGCATTGAATGCGGCCTGCGCCTCTTTCAGCCAGTCGGAGCGCGTCTTGAGCGACTGACGGCGCGCGCGGGTCTCTACGCGCTCCTGCTTCTCGCGTTCCTCGCGGCTGTGTGCCGCAGCGCAGGCCGGCCCACAGACTTTCTGCATGGCGCGCGCCTGCTTGAACTTCTCGGAGCAGATGACGCACTTCCGCTCGCGGAGCGTGGTGCGCAAAGCGGTGGATCGGGTGAGCGTCATTGCTGCGCCCCTTTGCATCCCATGTGCGTCTTGCCGTCGGCGGCGATGCGGGGTGTGAGCGCCTTACCGTTGTGTCCGGAGCCGTAACCGAGGTACTGGCAGCCTGTCCCGTTGTCGGTGAACAGACCCATGCCGCTCAGGCCGTTAGGCGGGTCTGTGTCGTCGCGCATACCGCAACCTGTCAGCAGCACAGTCAGCATCAAGATTCGTTTCATCGTTCAGGTTCTCCCTATCGTTTTTGTTGCAGCCCGGAGGACGGGCGGGGTGGTGTTAGTCAAAGCCGCCGCGGTTCGAGGCTGACTTCGTTGGTTTGGCTCTCCGGAACCAGCGATAGGGCAGGTCGTCAAACCGGGTCTGCGCGCCGATGTACTGCAGTCCGACGACGCTAGGCTGTCCCTGTCGCTGCTTGACACTGATCCACTCACAGATGCCTTTGTCGTGCGTCTCCGGATCCCACAGCTCGTCTCTGTACAGGAAGATGATGTTTGCGGCGTCCTGCTCGATGTAGCCGGAGACTCCCAGGTCGGACATGATCGGGCGCTTGTCCTGCCGCTTCTCACACTCCCGGTTGAGCTGGGCGAGCAGGATGATCACGGCGTCGAGCTCCTTGCCGAGGGCGATCAAGCCGCGCGTGTACTCGCCCATTGCCTCGTGCAGCTTGTCCGACTTTGCGCCGGTGATGAACGACAGCTGGTCGATGCAGATGACATCCAGACCGTGTTCGCGCTTGACCTTGCGGGCCTTAGCGCGGATCTCCGGTATCGACAGGCCGGTCTGGTCATCGATGAACAAGTTCAGGCGGCGCGAGTTGATCGTCGCATTTGTGATCGCGGTCCAACGGGCCTCGTCATCATCCGATTCGCCCGGCTTGCGCAGCCAGGACATGTCGATCTTCGCGAGCGCAGAGATGTTCCGGTCGTTGACCTGATTCGTCGACATCTCCATCGACAGGAACAGCGCCGAGTAGTCGCGCGCTGCGTTCCGGCAGATTCCGAGGCCGGCGGCGGTCTTACCGGTACCCGGGCGGCCGGCGATAACCGTCAGCGTGCCTCGCTCTAGCCCCCCATCAAGCATTTCGTCCAGATGCTTGAACCCGGTCGGGATCGGGCGCACCTTGCCGTCAAGGCGCTGCTGCAGGAGCGTGATGTACTCGTCGAGCGTGCTGTCGAGGCGGCGCGGGTCCTTGGCCGTCTTGCGCTGCGCCAGGGCGTCGAGCTTGGCCGCGGCCTCGGCGATGCACTCGGTACTGTCTTTGCCCGATTCGGCATCGGCAGCCAGATCGATCGACAGAGCCGACAGGGCGCGCTTCGCCGCCTTCTCGATGACTATCCCGGCGTGGTAGGCAATCTTCGCGCTGCTCGGCGCCGAGGCGTGCAACTGGCCCAGGTACGGGAACAGTTCGGCATCAAGGCGCTCGGCGAGCGTGATTGCATCGACGCGCTTGCCGGCGGCCAGCTGGGCGCGGATCTCGCCGAAGATCGTCCGGTGGTCGCCGCGGAAGAAGTGCTCGGCGGCCAGCTCAGGGATGCGGTCGAAGGCGTCGTTGTCGCGCAGGATCGCGCCGAGGACAGCTTGCTCGGCTTCGATGTTGAACTGATCGCTCATGCGGCCTCCCGATGCGCACGCTGCGCTTGCTGACCGGCAGTCGTCAGGACGTACTGCCCGTCGTTGTTGAGATACCACAGCTTCAGCCAGTTGCACTTCACCGACCTGAGGAACACCGTGCGCCAAGCCTTGTAGCGCTTGGAGTCGGGCGCTTGGTATCGTTCCTTGAACTCGCGCCACTGCAGGGCCAGGAACTCGTGCGGCAGCCCGACCTTGTCGGCATAGGTGAACACCGGATCGCCGTCAGGAATCGGCCTTTCGCCTGCAGCTTTGCACTCGGCAAGGAAGGTCTGCAGGGAAACGGCTGCTTTGCGTTTCGTGGATACGCTTTGCGATTCCTCGCAGCCCCCCTTGGGGGGTATGGGGGGTGTTTGTTCTTCTTTCTTATCTTCTCTAGCTAACGGTGTGCTAACGGTAGGTGCGTTAGTTTCCACATCCTTTGTCGTTACTCCATCGTTAGTCTTGGCTTCTGCTTTTGCCCTAGCTGCGTGATTTGCTACGCGCTTAGCAGTAGAAGCACGGTTTTTTGCCGACGTACCGTTGTGTTCATCGAAACGCATGAGCGTTATTCCGCCGTCCGTATCCGCGATCCAGCCAACGGTGAGCAATGCTTGGCCGAGACCTTTGACGCCGGTCTTGCGGTCGATCGCTGCGATGCTCAGCCCCGGCATGTGGCCGGTTTCTGTGTGTTCGTCTGCCGTTGCCCACAGCCAGTACAGGCCGCCGATAACGGTCGCTTCGCCTTGGCCCGTGAGGTCGCACAGTTGCGTGATGCGTGGGTCGTCCCACAGGTTCGTACGCACCTTGATCCATTCGCCGGCCATGTCAGTGCTCTCGCTCTTGGTTCATGCGATGCGCCGCAGCTTGCGCCAGGCCGCCATTGGTGAACGGCTCGATCACGAAGAACTTGTTATCTCCAGCCGAGTAGTAGCCGAGCAGGTACATGCCGCCGGCGGGCAGAACGGTGATTTCGCAGTAGGCGAGGCCGTTCATGGCGCCTCCTTACGTGCAGGACCGAACAACGCCGCAACCAAGTCATCGCGACGGCCGATCGGTTCGTAGTTTTGAATGATGTGTTTCGACGGGACGGCCGGATCGATCTTCGGCGCCGGGCCCGAGTGCCAGAGGTAGTAGTAGCCGGAGGCGCGCTTGATGCCGACGCGCTCGCGGTAGACCTGTTGGTCAGCTTCCAGGCGTGCGAGACATACACGAATCGAAGCAGTGGCGAAGCCGGTCAGACGCTCCAGTTCGTCGACGACGCGCGGAGCGGTGGACAGGCAGTCTTGGACTGCCCGTTGAATGTCGGTGATGGGGAAGCGGCGCGCGGTCATGGCGGGCACATCCCCATAGCCAGGACGAGCAGCTGGTCGGCACAAACCTGGGCGCGGCGCTCTTGCCAGCCTTTGCGCCAGTCGACCACAGCATTAACCCACGGGTTCATGCCGTGATCATCGATGCTGAGCCCTTTGTCGAACGCGTCTGCGCCGAACTGGCGCATCATTTCGGGCGTGACGAGAGTGCTGGCGATGTCCGTCATGGTTGGCCAGCCTTCCCTGCCATGCTAAGGTCGCGCTCGTAGTTGTCCACGGCATAACCGAGACGCTTGGCGACCAGATGCTCATGCGTCTTTGCTTGCTTCTTCTCAGGACCGCAGGGAGCCGCAATGCGAGCCTTCTGCGCGCGCCGCAACTCCCTTGCTTGGTCCACTACTGTTTCCTTGCTGTCCAAGGCCATCTCCAATCGTTTTTCGTTTGCGAAATACGCCAAAAGCTTCAAAGACGCTGATGCGTGTGCGCCGATGCGCGGCGACCCGGCGAACGATTCGGGCCACATTTGGCACCTTCCCCGCGACGTTTCGGTGGCTTAGGATGCCCATCCATACGGTCAGCCTTCTCGTTCATGCACAGCCGGGAAAATGCGCTGAACGTGAGGCCAAGAAGCGTTGCGTACCGACGGAACTTGTCTGATTCCGCTTGGTTCGCACGGGTTTTGAGTACGGTGTCGCGGGTGATGGTGTTCATTTCATTTGCTCCAATGAGTGTTCCTGGAAGGTGGTTCTGTACTGCTGGGTGCTTCTGCTGCTCAATGGCTTCTTCCTGTTGGCAACGTTTTAGGCGCGCAGGAAGAGGCTTGAATTCGGTTATTGCTGGGTCAGTTGAGGCGCGTCACCGAACACAGCAGGGTTCAGCTCGTACCGTGTGACTTGACCGTCGAGAGCAGCTTCGACGTCGCGGCAGCGTTCGCCGGGGACGGTTCCGTGAGCGGCCCATTTTTGGATTGCCTGAGGCGTCAGGCCAAGCAGGTTGCCCAGCGCGGTTTGACTGCCGGCGAGGCGGATGGCTTTGGCGATTCCGGTTTCCATGGTTGTAATCTGAAGTTTGTCTACAACCCAAGGTTACACCAACCCACAACTTTCTACAACCAATTTTTGCAGTGCATCTTACAACCGTAACTTGTAAGATGTCCGAATGGAAACTATGGCCACTAGATTGATCAAACTTCTCGATGCCAAGAACGGCGGCAACCAGTCCGAGATGGCGCGGTACATCGGCGTAACCCCGCAGGCTGTCCAGAAGTGGATGGCTGGTGTCACGGAGCCAAAAGGGAAAAACCTTCAGATGGCTGCCGAGTTTCTTGGCGTGACTCCAGCTGAGCTAAAGTTCGGTAACGTAATCGCGAGGCCTGGTGGCGATCTGGCCACGGAGGCGCATCCGCTCCGCAGGGCAGAGGACTTTTTCAAGTCGAGAGTGTCGGCTAGTCATCCAGACGATGAGCCGCGAGATGACGTTGTTTTGGTCCCGGAATCCAGGATCGAGTTCAGTGCAGGTAACGGTCGGGTGAATTACGAGTTGGTCGAGGACGAAGAGCCGGCATCGTATCGGCTGTCGTGGTTCCAGAAATACGGCATCAAGCCGGAGAAGGTGCGCCGCTTCCGCGTGCACGGTGACAGTATGGTGCCCATGCTATACCCGCGTGACACGATCTTGGTGAATACCGAGGAAACGAACGTCGTCGACGGCCGGCTGTATGCAATCAGATACGGTGATGAACTGCGCGTGAAATACCTGAGCCGAAGACTGGACGGGACACTGATTTTGCGCAGCGTGAACTCTGCCTATAAGGATGAGGAAGTGCCGCCACAGATCGCGGAAGAACACATTACGGTGATAGGACGAGTGCGCGACCGTAGTGGGACGGGTGGTTTATGATCTATTTCAGCAAGAGGACTTAAATGCGATTAAGGTATTCGATAATTATTTTTGTCATCTCGACATTTGCCGCAACTTCAGCTATTGCCGAACCTACTTGGGAAGCAGTGTCACTGGATAAATCGGGGAATACAATGTATCTGTTGGATACATCATCGATAAAAAAAGTTTACGGCACTTGGCGGAAAGCGTGGGCAAAAAGCTATAACAAGGTTGATAGAGAGATTCCTTATGACACAAAGAAGAAATTCTCTAGCAGCCTAGAGCTTTGGGACTTTGACTGTAGTGCGCAGAAGTTCACCGTCACCTCGGCAATCTTCTACGATAAGAACGGAAGCTCGGTCGATTCTATGTCTATGCAACTTGATGGCGCCAAACCCATAGATGTAGCGCCTGAGACGATTGCTGAAACCTTGATGGAGAAGATTTGCTCGGCAAAGTTGGCAAAATGACCAAGTTCTAGTCCTCCCCCCCAGGTTGAAACAGGTGCTACAACCGTAGCGCCTTTTTTTTGTCCGTAACTACAACTTTTGCTTGCAGTCTCGGGCCCATTGTTGTAACCTGACGTTGTAGTTAGTTGAGGCCAACAACCAGCCTTCGGGCAGATGGAGAACGAGATGAGCAACACGAAGCATATCCAAGACGGCAAGGTCGCCGTGCTGTACTCGCCAGGCTACGGTGCTGGCTGGTCGACGTGGAATTCAGAGCATGAATCTCACTTCGCATTCGATGTCGACTTGGTGAAAGCCTTCCTTGAAGGCGGCTCGACGGCACTCGCGCTTGCAGCCGAGAAGAAGTTCCCGGACTGCTACACCGGCGGTGCTCGTGATGTGAAGATCGAATGGGTACCCCAGGGCACCGCGTTTCGGATTAACGAGTACGACGGCAGCGAGAGCATTGAGTACATCGGCGCTCAATCCTTCTTGGTGGCCTGACATGAACTCCCGCATGTCCACTGAAGAAGCCCGCGAAGCCAAAATCGCCGAGCTGCTGGTCAAGAACGCCGACCACACGAGAGCGCTGATCGCAAGCGGCGACATGACCACGATCCGCGAAGTCGGCGACTGCGTTACCGATTACCTCGCGTTTGCATACGAAGACCTGAACAAGCTCGTGACTGGCGAACTGACGTTTGCCCAGGTGCGCGACAAGGTCATCGAGAACGACGCCGAAGTGCAGGCCATCAAGCAGGTCGAGCGCATGGAGCAGGTCCGCAAGGAGCAGGAGCAGTGGGCCCGCATCGAGCGCCGCGCGTTGGATCGTCAGTTTGGGGTGCTGCTGTGAGAACGCTGACTTTGACCGGGCGTCTCGAATCGCTCAAGCGCTCGCTCGAGGCAGCGCAGGGCGCGAAGCAGTCACCGGTCCCGGCCAGCATCCGTCAGCAGCACGACCTCTACGCGCTGGGCCTGAATGACGGCGTGCAACTGGCGATCGACGCGATTGCGAACGAACTGAAAGTGATCGATGCCGGCGAACTGGCAATTCACCAATAAACCAACCGCCGGCGGCGCCGGCCAGAACGAGGAGCAGTGATGGAAGTCCTGAACAAACAAGAAAGCGCAGTCGCCGAGTACCGCCCGTTCTACGCCCAACTGGTCGAGCTCGAGCAGAAGAACGCAACCTTAGTGTTCGACTACGAGTCGCCGAAGGGCAACAAGGAAGCGCGCAGCCACGTTTATGCTCTGCGCCAGACGAAGGGCGCCCTGGAGCGCACCCGTAAGGAAGCGAAGGCCGAATCGCTGCGCATCGGCCGCGCCATTGATGCCGAAGCCACGGAGATCAACGCACGCATCGAAGCGATGATCACCGTGCACCAGTCGGCCATCGACGCCATCGAGCAGCGTGAAAAGGATCGTGTGGCCGCGCTGGCGACCCGCCTCAACGAACTGACGAATACGGGCGCCACAGCCGCAACCGCAACCGATCTGGCCGATGCGATCGCCCGACTGGAGCCTGTAGTCATCGGCGACGACTGGCAGGAATACAAGCCGCAGGCGCTGGAGGCGAAAGACAACGCTCTGCGTGTGCTGCGCGGCCGCCACGCCGAACGCGTCGAGCACGAAGCCAAGGAGGCTGAATTAGCCCGCCTGCGCGCTGAAGCCGCCGAGCGTGAGCGTATCGAGCGTGAAGCTGCGATTGCTCGAGCCGCCGAGGAGCGAGCCCGCGCTGAAGCCGCCCGCGCCGCCCAGGAAGCCGAAGCGCGCGCCGCCGCCGAGCGTGAAGCTGCCGCGCGCCGCGAACTTGAACTGAAGCTGGCCGCTGAAAGCGCTGAACGTCGCCGCATCGAAGCAGAGCAGCGCGCCGAACAGGAGCGCATCGACGCTGCAGCACGCGCCGAGCGTCAGGCCAAGGAAGCTGCCGAGCATGCCGAGCGCCAGGCCGCCGCCGCCGTCAAGGCCGAGCAGGAACGGGTCGCCGCAGCTGAACTGGCCGCTGCCGCCGAGCAGGCGCGCCGCGAGCGCGACAAGAAGCACAAGGCCTCGATCAACCGCGCTGCACTAGCAGCACTCGTGACTGGTGGCCTGTCGGATGAATGTGCAAAGCAGTGCATCACCCTGATCGCTTCCGGCAAGGTGCCGGCAGTATCCATCACCTACTGATCGGAGCCAGCATGATCCGCTTCCTGCTCCTGCATCGCATGGACTGGACGAACGAGCATCCAGCGTTTGGCTTGATTGGCCTCGGCGTGATGGTGATCCTGGCCGGCATTCTCTCGGGGCTGATGCCATGAACGAACGCCAGCTTCTCGCCGCCAAGATCAAGCTCGCCGGCTTCCTGCTTCTGGCGATCGTGGACACCGTGATTCTGATCCGGTGGCCGACATGATCCGAGACTTCGCCCGAGCCTTCGTATTCCTGCTGATCTTCCTGTTCATCGTGGCAGAAGTGCAGCAGCTGGACGAAATGAACGAAACACCGATTGGAGCCCGCAATGAGTAATGCCCTGACCTTGATAACCGGCGAGATCAACGCCATCAAGGACGATTTCATGAACTTGCTGTCGGACCGCTCGATCAAGTTCGAGCAGGAAGCAGGCTTCGCCGTCCAGATCCTGGGCGCGAATGACTTCGCCCTGAGCGTAGCCACGAGTAATCGCGCGTCGGTGATCAACGCGGTGAAGAACATCGCGGCGATCGGCATCAGTCTGAACCCGGCGAAGAAGCAAGCTTATCTGGTGCCACGCCGCGTCGGCCAGCAGCAGGCAATCTGTCTGGACATCAGCTACATGGGTCTGATGGACCTAGCGATGGCGACCGGATCGATCAAATGGGCGCAGGCCGAGCTGGTGCGCGCGAACGACGGCTTCTCACGCGGCCGGTTTGACGAGCCGCCTACGCACACGTTCAATCCGTTCTCCAAGGACCGCGGCGAGATCATCGGCGTGTACGTGGTCGTGAAGACGGCCGATGGCGACTATCTGACGCACACGATGGAGATCGGCGAAGTGTACGACATCCGCGATCGTTCGGAAGCCTGGAAATCGTACGTCGCCAAGAAGATCAAGTCGTGCCCGTGGGTAACGGACGCGGGCGAGATGATCAAGAAAACGTGCGTGAAGCAGGCGTACAAATACTGGCCGAAGACGGAGCGCTTGGAAACTGCTATCCATCATCTGAACACTGACGGCGGGGAAGGGCTGGTCGATATCAACCCGCGACCGGAAGGACTTGTGGACGTCAATCCGGTGATAGCGGCTGCACTGCGCACCACGACCGATGCCGAGGCGCTCGCGTTCTGGCGCGAGAACAACGGCACGTTCGCCAAGCAGCCAGCCGACCACAAGAAGCTCAAGGAAGCGATTGCCGGCCATCGGGCACGCCTGCAGGCCGCAGATGACGCACGCACCGTCGAGATGGAAGCTCCGGCCCCGGCACAGAGCGCCGAAGACGCAGATTACCAACGCACAGTAGGAGCCGACACATGAAGTTCATCGAATGCGCCCAAGGCACGCCAGAGTGGTACGCCAGCCGCTGCGGCAAAGTCACCGCTTCGTGTTTCGCAGACGCCATCAGCAGCTGCCAAAAGAAGTCTGGGACGCGCAATGTTGGCGACGCGACGGCGGTAGCTGAGCGTTACGCCGCCGACCTGGCGATCGAGCGTGTGAGCGGACAGCCGCACGGTGAGCCGATCAAGGCTTGGGTGCTGGAGCGCGGCCACGAGATGGAAGCTGCAGCACGCATGCATTACGAGGCGCGCACGGGGTCATTCGTGACTGAGGCCGGCATTTGTCTTACCGATGATGGCATCTTCGGTTATTCGAGCGATGGACTAGTCGATGAGGATGGACTCATCGAGATCAAGGCACCAATCGACAGCAGCAAGATCCTGGCGATGTGGCAGACCGGTGACACGTCCGAATACGACCATCAGATGCAAGGCGGCATGTGGATCACGGGCCGCAAATGGTGCGACTTCATCATGTATGTGCCGGACCTCGCAGTAGTTGGAAAAGACCTGTTCATCAAGCGTATCTACCGTGACGACTCGTTTATCGATGCAATGGTCGAGAAGCTGGCCGAATTCGACAAGCTGGTCGGCAAATACGAGGCAGTTCTGCGCAGCGCAGTTGGCCGTGAGTCGATGCGGGAGGCAGCATGAAAGAGCTAGTCCTAACGAAGGCCCCGGGCGGCGCGCTGATCCCAGCCGACCCGCAGGCAGCCGAATACATCGCGAAACTTAAGCTGGGCGCCGCGGTGCGCGCGCAGGTGAAGCAGCAGCGCAATCCGCGCTTTCATCGCAAATATTTTGCGCTGCTGAACCTTGCGTTCGATGCCTGGGAGCCGACCGAAGCGACGTACAAGGGCCAGCGCGTCGGCAAGAACTTCGACCAGTTCCGCAACGACGTGATCGTGCTCGCCGGGTTTTACGAGATGGCCGTAAATCTCAAGGGCGAGACGCGCCTGACGGCCAAGTCGATCAGCTTTGCGAACATGGACCAGTCTGAGTTCGACGACCTGTACAACGCGACGTGCAACGTGATCCTGCAGCGCATCCTGACCAACTACACCCGCGATGACCTGGACGCGGTAATCGATCGCCTGATGGGCTTCATCTGAAAGAGAGAACATGAGCACAAAAGAATTCCAGAGCCTGAAGAAGGTGATCCTGACCGCCGGCCAAGATCTACTTGACCGCAGCCGAACGGGGTCAGTGTTCCTTCCGCTTGACGAGACCAACTACGTCGCGGTCGGCACGCTGGCTGGCATCCTGCACGTAGCTGGCAAAGAGTTCCCGGCAGAGTCGAGCACGGCGGGTGCCGCGAAGGGCCAGATGTCGCGCGTAGACGCGTTTATGGCGAAATGGGACGATGATGGCGCCACCCGCGGCTCGGCCTTCATCGAGCTGCGCGACCTCGCCCGCGAACTTGAGGCAGAGGTATCCGGCCGGTGCCGCGCGCAGGGCGGCATTACGAGCCTCGAAGGGCTGACGCGGTACGACATCTGCCGATCGAATGATGATGGCGATGCATTCATGGAGGAATGGCTCAGCGGAGATTACGTGCGCTTCTCCGACGTCGAGCGTCTTCTCGCCTCTACTGCGGTAGAACAGAAAGAGCGCGGAAATCTGGACCCGAACCAAGTGCAGACCATCGCCGACCGAATCCGCAACACCAGTGGTCTGGCCGCTCCAGCATCACCGGAGCATGTGCAGGTGGAACTCTCCGATCGTGACACGCTCGCATTTGCCATTGCCCGCGCCGCTGAGCGCCGGGGAATCATCGGTGCCAATACGACGCTCACCGGCCCGCAGCTCATCATGCTTTGCGATGCTCTCGCCGCACCCAGCGCAGCAGCACCAGCTGCGCCCACCGATATCTCGCAGCGGCTGCGTGAGTATTCCGGCAATCCGGGCTACAGCCACAACGACTACGCCGACACGATGTTGGCCGCTGCCGAAGAGATCGAGCGCTACTACGGCGGCATGATGGCGTGGAAGCGGACTGCCGAGAAGAAGGACCGCGACTGGAACGCCGAGCGCATGGCGCGTGTCGACGAACGGTGCGCCGCGCGGGCAATGGCACCCGCTGCGCCCGAGCAGGTACAGACCGACGCCGCGCGCGACGTGCTGGCCGAGCGGCGTCGGCAGATCGAGGAAGAAGGTTGGACGACGGCGTGCGATGACGAGCATGCCCAAGGGCAGATGGCCAGAGCTGCGGCTTGCTATGCCCTCCATGATCGCATCAGCGTCAACGGGTGGGAAGCGTGGCCGTGGGCGCCCGAGTGGTGGAAGCCGGACTTTGGGCGCCGCGACATCGTCAAAGCCGGCGCCCTGATCCTGGCCGAGATCGAACGCATCGACCGTTCCATGAAGCGCCAAGCAATCTCCGAACTGAACGGCGGTGATGCGTGAACACGATCTTTATCGTTGAGGCTAGCGTGAACTACGAGGGATCTAGTCCGGTCCGCGCTTTCGCCGAAAAGGGCGATGCCGAAGAGTTTGCCGAGCAGTGCCGCGAATACCAGAAGACGCGCCCGGCGTGGCCCGCCGCCGCAGCGACCATAGCTGAAATTGAAGAGTGGAGCGCTGCAGATAAGGCGTGGGAGGCGGCGCACCCTGGCGGCGACGTCGGATCTCCAGACTATTTCGACGTGATCGAGATCCCATTCGGGCCCGTTGCGGGTGTCTCCGAAGGAGAGAAAGGCGGGGCGAGCGATGCGTGACGTAGCTGTTCTGTTTGCGCGAGCCGACAGCAACTACAAAACGCTGCCCGGCTGCGACGTGTACGACATCGAGCGCGACGCCAGGACGTTCGCCGGCGATATGCCGCTGGTTGCACACCCTCCCTGTCGCGCATGGGGCCGCATGCGGCAGTTTGCTCAGCCGCGTGACGATGAAAAGGATCTGGCACGCTTCGCCGTTGCCCAAATTCGCCGCTGGGGAGGTGTGCTCGAGCATCCGGCCGAGTCCAGCTTATGGTGGGACCAGTTACTGCCGCTGCCAGGCCGCGCTCCGGATCGCTTCGGAGGCTGGACGATGGCATTTGATCAGTTCCATTTCGGTCACCGCGCCGAGAAATCGACGTGGCTGTACATCGTCGGCTGCCACCCGGACGACCTGCCGCCGATTCCGCGCCGCGAGGGACGACCGACACACTGCATCCGACCGACCAAGAGCTATCCGCGCCTGCCATCGGTGACAAAGGCGGAACGCGAGCACACGCCACCGGCGCTGGCGGCATGGCTCGTAGAGGTGTCGCGCCGCTGTGCCAAGAACAACGAACAGGAGAAAACAGCATGACCACCGACACCACCACCGACATCGACCTGGCCAAGCTGGAAGCACTGGCGCGCGCGGCATCGCCGGGACCGTGGTTCGCGCAGGCAGTCGTTGGCTATCGCGGCGCCCTGTTTGACGTGCGCGCAGAGCACCAACGAGGCGTCGCAGGAAGTATCGGCAATCCAAGCGATGCAACTTACATAGCAGCCGCTAACCCGGCCACCGTGCTCCAGCTGATCCAGCTTGCCCGCCGCTCTACCAGCGGGAGCGACCTGCTCGAAGCTGCATCCTACCTGTACCGTGCCATCGTGAATTACGACGGACCAGCAGGCCCAGTTCCCATCGCTCCGCAATCAGCAATGGTGAGAGCGCTTGGGCAGGCATTGGACGTGGCATATGCGCAGTTCGCGAACAGCGAACAGGCCAGCGGGAGCGACGGAACAGCCGCTGCCCGCATAGTTGTTCGCGAAGGTGCGTGGGAGTTGGAGCAGCGCTCCGAAGCCGCAGAAGCGTTCATGCGCAACTACGCTGATGCGGGCATGGAAAAGCTGCTGGGCGGCTACGACGTGCAGCCCATCATCCGCCGCCTGGCTGCAGCCATTCTGGAATGGCAAACTGACGTGCTCAAGCACGCGCCGGATGGTGTTTGCGGCGTCGGGCCCACCGCGCTTACCGGACAAGCTGCGGGCGCTGTCTGCCAACCTCTGGCGGATGAGCGGGCGTTGCGGCACATGTTTGAACGCGATGCAGAAAAGTTCCTTGGCTCGCCCATGGTGGCCTACGCGCCTGGATTTCAGAAGGACGACGATGATGGCTACCAATACGCCAACACTCGCCGCCTGTTCGACTTCTGGAAATCGGCAAGGAATGCTGCACTCGCCCAGCAGGCCGGAGTGCATGCCACTGCATATGCCGTCTATGGCATTAATGCATCGGGCAAACACTATGTCCGCACCGTGAAACAGCTCGACCCGGCCAGCGACTGGAAGATCGACGACGATGGCCTTGGCGACCGTTGGGCAGGCAACGAAGTGCTTGGCGTCATCGCCGCTCCTTCCCCATCTGCGGAAAGGGACAGCCGTGATGCGAAGGATGCGGCTCGGTATCGCGTGCTTCGTCAAAACGTTGCGCCGCGCGATGTCTCGATCATCATGGATATGTCCCCGAAAGATATCCCTGCCGATCAATCGCTGGCGGAACGTATCGATATGTTGTGCGATAGGTTCCTCGAGCGTGCCGCGATGTCCCAAGCTAAAACGCAGGGTACGGCAGGTCAGCGGAACCCGAGGCCCGATTTCAGTAGGTACGCCACGCTTGAAGATTACCAGGCAGCTATGCGCGAGTGGGAAGCGGAAGGCGGTGCAGTATGAAGCACACCGGCAAAACCGTGAAGCTGACCGGCCCCGGCCTGAACTGCTGGTTCGCAGAAATGATGGTCAAGGACCAGGGGCCTGAAGCGGCGTTGGAAAACACCGCCGGACCGATGCACGAAGCGGTCAAGGCTGTGATCGCCGAGCAGGCCCGCGCAGCCCAGGAGGCATCTCACAACACGAATGGAGAAACAGCATGAGCCGAATGATGGCCGACAATTTTTCATCTGGCCTAGACGACATGAAGCGCAAAGACCAGAGGGACGAGCGCAAGGTAATGCTGGCCTTGTCCAAGATGACCCGGTTCAGCATCTTCGAAGTTACGTCCAATGACACGATTGCGAAAATGATGGACGACATCGTGGCGCGTGGCCTGATCGAAACGACAGGCGGCCAGTTCCCGTGGACTACCTTCAGGATCACCGAGGCCGGGCAGCGCGTTATCGACGGGGCATCTCCCGACACTGGAGGGAAGGAATGAGGATCGTCTCGCTCATTCCGCTGACCAAGCGCGCCAAGCAGATCGTCAAGCAGCACGGCGAGCGCTGGGAAGCTGTACGAAGCGAGCCGCGCGTGTTGTTCAGCGACCGCGCCGGACCCTGGCTGTACGTCCAGCCGCTGACCGAGGAACGCGCGCCGGCAAACGACATCCGCGCTGCCAAGATCGAATCGGCGTGCCGCTGGGTCCACGAGTTCAACGATGAAAATTTTAAGGTGGCACCATGACCAACGACCACAACCAAGCCGAGCGCGCTGCGCCGGACGAATACGAGAACGGCCCCGAAGGCATGCCGCGCGTGAAGCGCATGCCGGACGCTGTTCTCGACTGCATTATCGACCATTCCCTGTTCCGCTATCTCGGCGGCGCGCTGGAAGGAGAAGATCGCGACCGGCTGCACGGCTTGATGCACGACACGGCGAACGAAGCGCTCGCGCGGATCTCGGCGTGGCCTGTCGCTCCTGCCGTGGGCGAGGACGGCCTGCCGCCTCTGCCGGCTGCTAATGTGTTCTGTGCGCTGACTGAAAAAGGCAAGCCGCTTTTTAAAAAAGGCTGGATGTTCTCGCCCATCGCGCAGTTACAAGCGCAAGCGCCACTCTACACCGCCGAGCAGGTCCGCCAGGCACAGCGCGAGGCCGTTGAGGCTGATCGCAGGGCGCGCGAGCCGTCGCATGTCGTGAAGCTTCACAAGTTCGGCAAGCGTGGCAGCAAGCGCCACGAATACGAGCTGAGCAACGGCTCGATTCTAGAGATGGGCGAGCGAGACGCGCTTCTGTCTGCCGCAATGCATGCCAACAGCCTGAAGGCCAAGGATGCGCTGATCTCTGACCTCCGCGCTCAGCTTGCTCTCCAGAGCGCCCCTAACGTGGGGATGGGATGGCAGCCGATCGAAGAAGCGCCGAGGGACCGCGAAATCTGGGCCTTCAATGGTGAGCAGGGTCGAATGATGTGGTCCGAGGGCGACGGCTGGGCGTTGTGGGTATGGGTCGACGAATTGCTGTCGGACGCCGATCCGTCGCCAGATCAGCCAACGCACTGGATGCCCCTTCCCAGCGCACCGCAGCAAGCATCCCAGAAAGGAGAGGAGTGATGGACATCACCGAACAAGCGATGATTCACCGGACGGAAGCAAAAAGGCTGCTCGGCCAGTTCGTTATCGACCAGGCGGTCGCCGACAGAATAGTCGACTCCATTATCTGCGCTGCCATGTTGGAAATGACTGACGCGATGTGCTCGCCGAGGAATCCCAAGGAGCAACCCCATGTCGGATGAACTGAAACAGCAGGCTACCATCGATACGCCGGAATTTCGCACATTGCTCATCAATTATGCTGAGACGAATGGCCCCGAAGGCACGCAAGATGAATGGGAAACTGCGCGCGCCGCCCTCATCGCCCACATCGACGCATGGGGCGCTCGCATGGCTGTGCCGGATGGGTGGATGCTCGTGCCGATTGAATCGACGTCTGAAATGGATCGCACCGGCCGTGACGCGCTGTTAGCCTGCGGGAACTATGAGGCTACCGCCAGGGATGCCTATCTGTGCTGGTCGGAGATGCTCGCTGCCGCTCCTTCTCCCACCAAGGAGTAAATCATGTGGATGATGACGATGGTGCGGCTGATGTGGGAGATGTGGGCAATGGCACCCGAGTGTAATTGCTCGAGCGAACAAGGACGAAAGGAGTGCAAATGCCACAAGAGATGAAGGAACGCGGGCCGGACCGACGACGAGGCGTGTCGTCATTTTTCAGCAGCCCGATACATGACCGGCGCCGGCCGAACTACGAGCGGCGCGTCGGAGCGCATCCGGCGATACCTGGCGTCGTACGCCCAGGCGTTGGCGAGGCTGTGCCGCCTGTGGAGCGGCGGCGGTATCTGGACAGCGGGATGGAATAGGAGAAATGTGAGATGAGCGAAAAAGAAATTCTGGCAGCAATCCTGCAAAAGCTGAGTGAGAAGGCAACTCAGGCATCGATACCGGTCGAGTTTGACTTGTGGGACACGGAGCACATTGCAGCGTACCTGAAGCGATCCTACACGACGGTGCGCGACAAGATCATCGTGCGCCCGGACTTCCCAAAGCCCATCAAGATCAACCCGACCCAAGAGAGGTCGCACCCGCTGTACAAGGCGCGCGAGGTGATCCGGTGGGCCGAGGGACTACAGGCGTGAGGCGATATCTTCGGCTGTTGGATTGTAGTACGTGAGAAGCTGTTTGACGTTCGTGTGCCCGACCATGCGTGCCAGGTCGAGCACGTCGAGCTTTTGCGCAAGACGCGTGATCGCTTCATGGCGGGTATCGTGGAACGTCAGTCCCTCAATGCCGGCATTCTTCTTTGCCTTGCGGAACAGGGCATCGAGGATCGCCGAGTTCAGGCCGAAACCGTCCGGTACCATCCTCCATATCTCCAGTGCGCGCGCCGAAAGGGGTACGTCACGCGACTGGCCGTTCTTCGTAATGTGCAGACGGGCCACGCGCCCGGACACGTCGTTTTCGCCCAAGGCGCAGATTTCACCTGCCCGCATGGCTGTCTCGATCGCAAACAGAAAGGCGAGCGCTACGCGGTGCTGCTTCGTCGTTGGAGCGACGCTTTTCGTTCGGTCCCACCCAAGCTGAAGGCAGATGAGATCGATTTCCTTCTCGCTGATGCGGCGGTCACGGTGCGGTGGAGAGGGCGGGCGCTCGACGTCGCTTGTTGGGCTGGTCGTGATCCAGCCCCATTCGCGCCTGGCGACAGTGAACACATGCGATAGGGTATTGAGGTCTCTGGTAACGGTCGATCCTTTGACGGACTTCAACCGTTCGTCGCGCCATGCGGCGATGTCGGCAGGCTTGATGTCCGCCATCTTCTTGTCGGCCAGCATGGAAGTACGGAAGTAGGCGAGTCGCTTTGCTTCGTTGGCGTGGCTGCGCTTCTTCCGCGACACCTCAAGTTCGTACTTTTGGAGCGCATCACGAAAAGTCTTACCCTTGCCGCTAGTGGCTCCATCGACTATCTCGATACGCTGCGTCGCCTCCCAGGCCAGGGCTGCAGCCTTCGTCGGGAAGGTGCCGGAAACACGCTTACCCTTGACCATGACCCTGTGTCGCCAGACCGTCCCATCCTTCTTTGGTGCTGCCATCTTTGCCAAATCCCTTGGTAATTTTTGGCAAATGGTATCAGATTGGATGTGGCTTGGTATGGCTAACAGATTCTTACGGTCCTCTTAAGTCATTGAAAATAAAGTAGCTTATGGTTAAGAGTGGCTATTTGATGTTGACAAGAGTGCCCGGAGCCGGGATCGAACCGGCACGCCATTGCTGGCACGGGATTTTAAGTCCCGGGTGTCTACCAGTTTCACCATCCGGGCAGCGCGCAGGATTCTAGCACAGCCAGGCCTGTTCAGGGTCGAAAATGCAACGTTGGCGATCCGATGTCAGAACGGGCGCAGCGACCGGTTCGCCGGTGCCGGCCAGCGGTCCGCCGAGCCGAACGGTGCGAACAGGGCGCTCGCGACCGCCACCAGCGGGTGGACGCGGGGCGGGCCGTGGCGGCGCTGCACGGGGCGCGTCAGTACGCGCAGCGCGACGTCGATCGGTATGCCGTCCTCGTGCAGGAGGCGGGCCGCGCGGGCGATCCCGTGTTGCGGGCTGGCATCGAGCACGGCGTCGATCAATAGGGCGGATATGCGGTCACGGCGGCGGTTCATCGGGCTCTCCGACAGCTCAGTCCGCATAATTGTGCACCCGTTCGGCCGGCCTTGTCATCCCTGCGTCGCTTCAGTCGGGGGCACGCATGGTGTAGCATGCGGGGCGATACGCCCGCGGCCGTCACCGCGCGCCAGGACTCAAGCAAGGAAAACAATTGGACATCACGATCAACGACGAACTCCGCTCTTTCATCGATCCCCTCACGCCCGTCGAGTACGCGGCGCTCGAACGCAGCCTCCTGGCGGACGGCTGCCGCGACGCGCTCGTGCTCTGGCGCGACGTGCTGATCGACGGCCATAACCGCTACGATATCTGCAAGAAGCACGGCATCCCGTTCCGCACCGTCGCCAACGACAAGTTCGACTCGCTCGAAGACGTCATGCTGTGGGTGATCGACAATAACCTCGCGCGCCGCAGCGTGTCCGACTTCCAGCGCGGCATGCTGGCGCTCCGCAAGAAAGAGATCGTCGCCGCGCGGGCGGCCCAGCGCGCCGCGCAGCAACCGGCCGACGCCACGCCGGAACAGGTGGCGCCCGATGCCGCCGACGATGCGTCCGATCCGCCGTGGAGCACGCGCGAGGACGTCGCCAAGGCCGCACGCGTGTCGGCGAATACGCTGAGCCAGATCGAGCGCATCCGCAAGACGGCCGCGCCGGAACTCGTCGACGCCGTGCGCAGCGGGACGATTTCCGTCAGCGCCGCCGCGAGCGTCGCGTCGCTGCCGCCGGAAGCGCAGGTCGCCGCCGTCGCCGGCGGGCGCAAGGAATTGCAGCAGGCCGCGCGTCAGGTGCGCGAGCTGAAGGCCGGCACGAAGCCGAAGAAGGAAACCGTGCCCGATTCGCCGGAAGACCAGGTCAAGGCATTGCGCAGCCAGGTCGGAGAACTGAAAGACCGCGTCGCGACGCTGATGACGGAGAACGAGGTGCTGCGCCAGAAGCTCGCCGCGCTCGGCGGCGCCTGA